CGTCCTTCCCTCCGAACGTGCGCATAGACTTAATCCAAGTCGCAGGCGGTATCAACTCAAAAGATACAGATAGGCCAGCAAGGACACCTTCGACGATACCGGCGGCACGGCCGAAACTGAACATCGAGGATACACCTTGGCCCGGCATGGCGTGGACTTTCTCGATAAGAGCTTTGATTTCACCGGTTATGTGCGGTCGCAGGGCATCGGCCAGCATGTGCGCGTCAACCTGATTGACGACACGCGGCCCACGTTTGACTTTAAGAGTAGGCATGTCGATGATGACAAGTTCCTGGCTATCCTTATCCAGAATAGCTACGGCCCCGAACGCGCCGGGATCAATGCCCACAAACTTCATGGGCGATGTGTATAATATCAGAAGCTAGTTCGCAAGTGACTGCGTGGCCCCAAAGACTTACGATGGCGAAGCCCGTCGGGTTTGTGGCGACGCTTCGACTTTGGCTGTGGCCGCCACGTCATGTCTTTTACACCACTTTTCTTAGCCATTACTAAATTCCAGAAAGAAGTCCGATTAATTTATCACGCTTAGTCTTTTTCGCGCCTTTACCAAGAGTTGCCATAATGGCCGAGAATTGCTCGGCGACATCTTCCGGCGAAGCCTTCGGAGACAGCGAAACAGGAGCCTCAGCCATAGCGACTTTAGGCGTCGTCTCTTTCTTAGGAGACATAGCGACTTTAGGCGTTGTCTCTTTCTTCGGAGACATAACTACCTCGGTATCCGGCTTGCCCATGAGGTCTTCCGCGCCAACAAGTTTTACGAATTTACGGACATAGTTCTTCGTTTCGGCGAATGGCGGTACACCACCGTATTTGCTGACGTTTCCGGGACCGGCGTTATACGCGGCAGCGGCAACCACAGGATCGCCAAATTTCTTGAGCATCTTTGCGTAGTATTTCACACCGCCTTCGATATTCTGATACGGATCGGCTATATCGGCAACGCCCATCTCTTTGGCGGTGCTGGGCATAAGCTGCATATGACCCTGCGCCCCTGCCGATGAGGAACGAACATTCTTACCGCTGGCGGTTTCGTTCTCATATATAGCGCGAACATGTGAACGCGGAACGCCGTACTTGTCGGCCATCTGATCTACATAACTGGTATAGTTTTTCGGCATAAATACCTCAGATACCCTTACAAAAATCCTGCTGTAACTTTAACGCTTTTTTCCGGTCGGATTTGCGGCGACCTGTATGGGGCCGCGCCCCGCAACAGCGGCGCGAACTGTATCAATGTCGTCGGGGTTAATTTGGCGGTTGAAGCCTTGGGCAATTTTGGCCATGTTGGCGAGAATAGCGTCCGCAGATTTATTACTGGCAAGGCCCGCATTGTACGCGGCTTGAAGCTGGCTCTGTAGTTCACGATCTTTAGCGGTAAGTTCTGACGCGCCATCTACCGTTGGAGGTTTAATTACTGGTTCGGTAACAGTCGCAGCAGCAGTTGCCGGACTTAGACCAATCCGCGCCATATTGGCCAGTTGCTGCGCTGCGGGGCCAGCTTCACGGGTCATGACATACTGCAAGCCCCGCCGTCCTTGCGGGGTATACAATGCGGCCAGCGTGGCCAATGTAGATACCGGCAATTCGTATGGAACCGCGCCTTCTTGCTGCGCCAGATATGCCCCACCGGCTCCAGCCCCGACAAGGCCCAGTGCTTGCGCTGTAGCCGCACGAGTAAATGTGCCGCTTTCGGCGAGGCCCTTGGGCAACTCCATACCGGCACGAGCAAGGTCTTCGAAGAACCCGCCTATTTTACCGCCACTTAAAGACTTAACGGCGCGGGTAAGACTTGTAGGGCTAACAGTATTCCCGACGTATCCGACCGCCTTATCCAGAACGGTCTGAGCGTTCCACGCCTTATTAAGACGAAGAAGTTCTTCCGCCTGTGCTGGGTTTTGCTTAGCCAAAGTATCGAGCATCCAAGTACGAACCTGCGCCAGACCTGAACCAACACGACGTTCAAACCCATCACCCGACTTCATGAAAGTACGAGCAGTATCTGAAAGGTTGCTAAGTGAATTCTGTAAGTTACGACCGGAGATGCGTCCAAAATTATCGGCTACGTCATCTACATTCTGTGTTACCGTAGCTAGGAAATCATCTAGCAAACCCTTGCGGCTGGCTGGAAGATTTAAACTACTAAAAATATCAAGAGTTTCCTGCTGCCAGTTACTTGGCAGTGTCATATCTAGATTTGGTACAAGTTTGTTAAACTTATCCGAAATACTCTTCTTTACCCAACTAACAGCCCTATCCCCCGATATGTCTTTAGGAACGGGAACATTAATGAAATCGGCAAGTTTAGTCACTGCTGCCTTTTCAAAATCCTCTGGAACCGTGCCACGGGCTTGGCTTATAAGCGCGCCAAGGCCGGGGATAGAAGTAAGAGCAGTCTCCGCCATATTTGCGGCGCGACCAAACGCAGTATCGGCAGCACCGAGAATAGCACCCGGCGTAAGACGAACGCCGAGATCAGTAAGCGTGCGGACACCTTCGGTTACTTTCGGAGCAATAACCCCGCCAACAAAATCGCCGACACCCTTCCCGACAACGCCAAGCCCCGCGCCGGTAGCGGTTTCTGCCGCAAATTCGGTAGGCGTCTGTGCTTGCGAAAGAAGCGCGCTAGTCGCGCCACCCGTTACCGCAGACCCACCAAAAGTAGCGGGAGCTACAGAGCCACCTCCGGCTACAATAAAAGGAGCTACGCCCGCTACGTTACCGACAATCTGCGACACCTTGGCGGGGGACTGTGCGCGCAAAATGTTCTGCTGAGATAGTATGTCAGATGCAGATTCATGAAACCCTAAGTTCTTAAAAAAACGATCTGCTGTTGGAAACGCCTGTTCAAGCCGCATAGCCGCAGTATCCAACGGCTGCCGAGCGCCGAGATAAAGCCCTTCGACAATATCGGCAACAGTGCCCAAAGCACCGGGAGACGATGGTCGTTCTGCTACCGGCATAGAACGAGCATACGATTTCATAGCCGCATCGATAACTTCTTGCGACGTTCCGTCTGGAAACTCGTGGGCTACCCCATCTGCGGATACCGCCTTAATGGTCATTGGATTCGGTTCCCCTTAGCATCGTATGTAAGCGTCTTTGTAGCACGGGGGAGAACAGCAGCCTGCGCGGCGCGCATAGCTGGCGACTTACCGGGCCGTACTTCAGAAATACGAGCATCAAGAAACGCACGACGCTCGCCTAGTAACGAACGCATACCGCGCATTTTTTCTTCAATTTTTGAGTCACTATCGTCAGAACTTGGCTTAAAAGCTTCCAACTTCTGAAGAAATTCCATCCTGTCTTGCGAGCCTTCACCCGGAACACGAGTAATCTGCGACGCAAGAGAATACAACTGGCTTGCCGCAACATTAAACCGGCCTACATCTTTACTGACAGACGACGTGGGGGCTATGCTTGGGAAATATTCCCGCGCTACCCGCCAAGGCTCAACGCCCTTTAGCGAACGATTATAAATCTGCTCTACGCGGTTAAGCTGCTTTTCGACGCTGTTTACTTGCGATTTTGCAGCAGTCAAATCTTGGTAGATTGACTGAGTAGGGATCGGCGCGGTTAAACCGGCAGTCGCAGCTTCTGTTTTGGGCTTCAATCCAGCTTTAACAGTCTCTGTGGCAGTAGTTTCAGCGCCAGCTACCGCTCCACGAAAACCGGGGAGTTCTGTTGGCTTTGTAGGCTGCTGAAGGGCTTCAGGAGCGCCTTTTATAATTGGTGCGTCACGCCATCCCATTATGGTTTCCTCCGAATGTTGCCGTCCGGATCAACAAAATCTGTTCCAGATGGAAGCGCATTAAACTGTTCATCGCTTGCTACTGTGGGCAGATTTCGCAATACAGCAGATGGATTTACGACTGCCCCAGTGTACGCATTGCGGGGGCGACCAAGCGGATCAAATGCAAGCCGTGCTGGCTCCGTAGCCTTGTTCTGCTCAATAACAAGTTTGGCGAAATCATCAGCACTCATCAACTGAACGGCACGAGCGAGTTGTGGATTTGTTTGCTGAAGCTGGGCGATATATTGCGATTTAACAGTTTGAAGTTGCGCTTGCCGTTCCGCGTTTTTACGCGCTTGATCTATAGCAATACGGTTCTGAAGTTCAGCGGATTTCTGCTGCTGGATTTGCGCCATCGCTTCCTGCGGCGATGTCTTGCTTCCCCGCGACACTGACTTAAGAAGCGCACTAAGCGCCAAAAGTTTGTCGCCGCCACTGAGCGTACCGCTCAAGTTGCCGCCCATAACCTGCGCCAACTTTTCCGCGTCAGTAAGCGGTTTAGCAGACCCCGTCGTGTTTTGGCCAGAAGGGCCGAGTAACCCAAATAACATTAGCTATGTCCTACGAAAAAGGTTTTGAAGCCCGCCGAGCAAACCTACAATATCTCCTGCCGTTCCAAGCGCGCCTTGTCCCGGTGCAGTTGTCGTTTGCGTGACTGGGGAAGGAAGACCCTGCGAACCCATGAGCAATGTCCGAAGCTGCTCCTGTGGGAAACCGCGCTGTTCGAGGAAGTCCTTGTACGCCAGATCGAGGTTCTGCTGGGCCATGCCGCGCTGCGCTTGACCTGTACCCTGAAGCATTTGGGCATACGTCTGCTGCTGACCAAGCGCCTGTTGACCGAAGCCAGACAAGGCTTGTGCGCCCGCAAGCTGCTGTGCTGGCAGACCCTGTGCAAACCCAGCGGCTTGCGTGTATCCCTGATTATAGAGGTTCGCCAGCGTCTGAGCCGTATTCAAATCCTGCTCACCTGCAAGCTGTGCTTCGTATACACCGCGACGCTCATTGCCAAATGCCCGCGATGAGGCAAGCTGCGCCCGCGTTGCGGCATCACGCTCAGCGCGGCTCTGTGCCAGACGCGCCATCGTGGCGTCGATGACATTGGTCTGGAACGGCGACATGAAGCCGGTGACATCTTGCTGGAACTGCTGCGGCGAGTAACCGGCTGCGCGTTGAGCAACCTGTGTGGCCTGCTGAAGTTGCGGCATACCGACTTGCTGGGTCGCAGCGTTGATCGCGGTCTGGAACCCTTGCTCTTCAGCGGGACGGAACTGCGCAATGCGCGGCCCTTGGTACGCCTGATAAGGGATAGCAGCTACCTGTTGGGCGGCCCCATAGTTACGTGCCAGAATATCCTGAATGAAAGGATTGAGTTGCTGTGCAGTTGTAGTAATTTCCGCCATTATATTCCCCAAGCGGCCTAACCGCCTAATCCTTCGTCATTAACACAAAACAAAATAAATTGACAGCCCATTACTGCTGAATCTGCGTTATCGCAACGTGCGCTGTTGGGGCAGATGGGGCGAAAGCCGTTGAGGCGACATTGGTCGGCTGCAAGCCAGTATCGTCCACCGCCCAGAACAACTCAACATAGTCATTCGCGGCCAGAGAAACGAAGTCGTTGATGGCTAAAACCGCGTAGCCGCCGCTATCCTTTAGGGAGCCAACAGCCGTGCTTGATCCGATGTCTGTTGTGCCGTTCTTCTTCAGCCACATCCACGCTGATTTTCCATTGGAGTTGCCAGCAGAAAACTGGATACGGGCGGCGAAGTTATAGAGGCCGCTATGCGCTACAGTCAGGCGTGTTGTCGGGCTACCTGTAAGGGAAACGCCTTCCGCGATTACGGTTGTGTCCCAGCCCAGCGCGTAAGCGGTGTTGGCTGCGGCGGGCGTAATCGTCGTGTTCTTCGAAAACTGGCCGAAATAGTATTGCTGCTCAATCGCAGGCCGGACGAATATCTCCCCGTCAGTCGTACCTACTTTCAGCACAGCCGCGACCGGAACCACGTTATCAGGGGCAGTTGGCTTCACGTTTGTAAACGCACCCGCCGTAGTGGGGGACGCGTAGAGAACGTCACCGACACTGAAGCCGCTAGTGTTGATGCCACGAACATGGCCGAATGTTGTGCAGTAGCCGACCTCGCCGCTGTCAGGCAGGTCATGCGTTAGAACGCCCAGAATATACAGAGTTGGCGTGGCTCCATTCGCCAGATATTTCGTAACCGACAATACGTTGTTTGCGCCAACACCGGAGAAGCCGACGACACTGCCGTTTGGAATGGTGCTGCCTGTGCTGTTCTGCACGCGGGCAAACGTCTCTTGGCCAACCTGTTGGACGACACCATATTCCATGCCGAGATCGAGCGTACCGTCAATCGTATTCCACGAAACGCTGCCTTCAGCAGGTGTGTGCGTGTCAGTCGTAATAAACGAGGCATCGGAGACAATCAGCTTTGCCGGTTGATAGACGCCTACGTCTTGGCCCTTTGTGTACGCGGTATTGGCGTTCAGTTCAATCAGCCGATTGCGCTGCGCCTCATACGCTTGGCTATATTCTAGCGGTGCGGGCGGTAGTCTAAGGGTCATCGACGCCCACCCGGAATAGCATTAAGGCGCTGAACACCCACACGCCAATCAGACGGCGTTGTAGTTGTCACGCGCATTTTAATCTGGCGTCCGTTGAAACGAACCGATGTCGGCTGTGTCAAACTGTACGGGCCGTAAGTTGTTTCTTCACTTGTCGGATAATAGCGCGTCTTAAATGTGGCAGAGACGCTACCCTGATTGCGTTCGTCGGGGATCATCTCGTTAATATACAAAATCTGATCGCCGTTTCCAATCTGGAACGGGCCGCTCTCGGCGTAAGGGAGCGCGTCGCTGTAGTTCAGGCCGACTTCGTGGTCGTAGATAAAGCCATCCGTGCCAACCATGACTGGGTTGCGGAACACACTGCGGTCCGCACCCGCCGTGCGGGCCAGCATACCAATAGACCAATGGTTCTCTACATAATCCCACACAACGTAGCTGTCGTTCTCGTTAGAGTTAGCCGACGGATAGAACCACCAGACTTCGTTGTACTGGCTGTTGTTAACGGCGTAGACTTTCGACAACTGGTTCGTGTTAATGTTGTTGAACACATAGTCATAGACTTCGCACGGCAGAGGCTTGACGTAGCCATCGTAAACATGGAAGCCCTTCTGGCCCATCCATACCGCCATGTTGTCGAGAACGGCAACGCAGTTAGCGGACGCAGCACCGCAAGCACGGCCTGCGATTTCCGCTTGGTACACAAATGGTTGGCCGACGTATGTTAGAGTGTGCGCGTCAATGTCTGTCAGGATAAGGTTCTGGCCGCGAACACGCTTGCCGGTGATAATCCGCCCAGACGTTTGCAGGATGATGCTGCCAGCCAGATTGGTAGAAGCGGCTGTCCAGATGGTATTGTTTTCAAGATCGGACCACGCAACCTTACGGCCATCGCCGGAAGCGCCAAGCGCAAACAGGGAGCGTTCGGCAGTTACCATAAGCCCAATGCAGCTTGTCGGCGCGTTGGTGATTACCGCAGCCTTGGTCGGAGTAGTATAGTCAAGCTGCCACTCATACAACTTGCCGTCAGATGTCGAACAGCCGACGAGATATTCACCCCAAGTGTCTAGCGACCATGTGGTAGCTGGCGTTACGGAACCAGTGTCGGCGCGAGGAATGCCGTAATATCCGCTGCCGTAAGTACCAATCCCGTAACCAGCGCCCGTTGAAGCATCGTCGGAACCTGCGGTGAAACCAACAGGCGTAATATCTACCAGCGCATTGGACTGCGTTACCGCATAAAGTTTCGACGAAGTTCCGATAGCCATGAGGCGCACGCTGCTGTTCGTCTTCCAAGTAAGAAGAGAACGAGCCTTGCCCGTTAGCGCGGAGATGTTGCGCTTCTCCCACCCGCCGACCGGCTCCATAGCGCCTTCTGTCCAGCGCACAAGATTAACGTCGTACCACCGCCCGGCGGACTGAAGTTCAGTGCCGTTGCGAAATACGCCGGGAGGAATGTTAATCGGAATTAGCGCCATGTTTTTATCCGTACCTAAAGTCTTAGGTCTTATATCACTTTCTAGAAGTTTTTACAGCTTCTTCCCACGCTTCTATAGTTCGACGGTGACGCAACGCGCAATCACCATATTTAGCTATTATATCTACTTCCCATATAGCGCGCTCAGGATCAATAAGCGTAGCTGGCGGCGAAGGTAGCGGTTGGCAATTACTCGCTAGGTTCGCTGGCGGCTGCGGCATTGGCGCGACTGACACCGCCTTCGAGCAGCCGGACAATGCGAACATCGGGAGTACAATCAGCAGAAACAGCAGGCAAAGTCTTATATATTTCGCGGATTGTTTCTCGCTCTCCGGCGACCACGACATCGGCTTTATCTCGTTCGGCTTGGTAAAGCGTTGAAACCGCATCTATCTTTCCTTGCATTTGCTGGCGTTGCTTTTGCGCCTTTTCCAAAGCCTTGGAATAAGCGGCATCGCACTGCCAGTCTTTGATCTTCCATCCGGCGGTAAGGCCAATAGCAAGAGCGCCTGCCGCCACATACCCCATGAATGGATTAATCCGCACCATTTATTTTGCCCCATTCTCTCACCGCAAATATAGTAGCACATGACGCAATCGTCGCCGCTAAATCAGTCAACGATATTGGAGACTTCGTAATCATCGGCAGCACAACCGCGTTAACGATAACGCCGACTGCAATACCAACGCACGTCACTGGCCTCCACCAAACGCGGACACGCTCAAGCATGGCCGCTTCAAGTTCCTTAACCGTCATTTCGGATCAGGGTATTTAGCGTGAGGAAGTTCCCAATGCGGGCCATCCTTAAAGGATTTCCAGTCTCCACCCCATGTAATTTGCACGTTCTCTAGCTTGGCTGCCTTCTTCATGGCCTCTTCAATTTTGTCAAAGAGTGGCCAATCCCAACGAATGCTGCCAGCTACATACGGCGCGATGTCAACCGCAAAGCCGTGAATGTGGCGTGAGCGCATTGTCTTGGTCGCGCCTTTGGCGAACAGTTCCTTCTGGCGTGTAGGTGTGCGAAGCCCTTCGATGACGGTGAAGTCTATGTCAGAGATGCTGATAGCGCGCTTAACGACGCGCACCAAATCCGGATGCACACCCCGAAGGTTTAGCAAGGAACGTGGGCCTAGTTTGAAAGCCATTACCGATCTGCCTTGTTATCCAACTTGTCTTCAATCCGGCGTAGGTGCATCATTACCTCGTCGAACTTCTTGTCGATGCTGTTGAACTTCTCGTCACCAAACTCCAGCTTTGTCTCAAGAATTGCAAGACGATTGCTGAGTTGCGTCCACACGCCAATGATGGCGAAGATGCCCGCAACGACGGTGAGAAGCGTGTCGATGCCGAATGACATGTCCATTAGCTTGCCGCTCCTACCCAAGCCAATGCGGCTTCGTCCCAAGTGTATGGCTCACCATCATCCGGGTACGCGACTGGTGCGCTCCATAGGCAGGTGTCTTCGTTAAGTGTCCATGACGCAAAAGGCTGTGGCGCAATAAAGGCGTCACGCACGGGGTCGTAGGTGTAGCCGATACCGGCGAAGTTCTTACGTAGCGGTCGGCCCTCTGGATGTTGACCGCCGTATGTGTTGTATGATGTCTGCACGAATAGCGACGGATCGCCAAACATTCCGGTGTCGATGACATCCTGTTCGATGACCAGAACTTCTGCGACGATGCCGTCGATAACTTTGGCAAAGTGGCTCACGCGGTGTAACTCCCCGATGAGTTGAATTGAAGAATGGTGTTTGCGCCGCTGGTTGTAACTGTTGGCGAACCGGTTGTGATGCCGCTGTAATCGGCTGTTGGTACGGAGATGATGACTACACCCGAACCACCTGCGCCGCTATTCGTTCCGAGGCCGCTGCTTCCACCGCCACCACCGCCGCCAGTGTTTGCGGTTCCCGCTACTGCGTCCGAGAAACGAGCGCCAGCACCGCCTCCGCCAGCACCGCCAGCACCAAAGCGGTCTAAGCCGCCACCGCCACCACCACCGCCGCGTGTAACTGAAGTGCCAGTTATACTTGATGCAAGACCGTCACCGCCCTTACTTGGGTTAGTACCCGCATCTGGCGAGATACCTACAGCCGATGCACCGCCACCGCCAGCGCCATTGCCACTGCCACCGGAGCCAGTGCCACCTGCGAAACCTTGTCCAGATGTCGGCGAACCGCCAGCGCCGCTTAAATATGCCCCGCCACCGCCAGAGCCGCCGTTACGCCCAGTGCTGGTTCCGTTCTGAGTACCACCACCACCACCGCCGGTTGAAGTGACGCTTACTCCAGTGCCCGACAAGACAGAGTTGCTACCGTCGCTACCCTGTGAAGTACCACTGGCCGATGCACCGCCGCCACCGACGGTTATGGTGTAGACTTCTCCCGGCGTTAGTGTCGCGGTGCTTGTGAGGTATCCACCCGCACCACCGCCACCACCATTGCTCCGACCGCCACTAGCACCACCCGCGATGACAAGATAGCTGGAAGAGTAAGGCGCTTTGCTACCGCCCATCCCGGCCAAGGCGCACATAATTCCAGTCATTAGCTTAATCCTGCGCCTGAAATCACCCAGACTGTAGAGGTAACTTTAACACAAGTTGCAAGGCCGTACTGTGCCAGTGTGCGGGAGCCTGTGTTGGCGGTTCCAGCTTGGCGCAGTGTGTCAGTCGTAATGCTGATCGTCTGGTTGCTGCCGCTGTTGTTGAACACCACAATCGTTGTGCCGATTGGAAATGCTACCGATCCGTTTGCGGGGATTACTACCCCGCCAGTCGTAATCGAGATGTGCTTGCCCGCATCCGACAACGCCAAGGTATAGCTGGCTGTCTGGCTGTTCTGTGGCAAACCGCGATAGCCGATGGTGTCGGCTGCGATAGTCCCAGTAGCAGTAATCGTGACATCTTGATCAAGTGCCGTAATGTCGGTGTTCGCGCCAGACGACGCTTTAGCGTTAAGCTGCGTCTGGATGGCGGATGTCACGCCGTCAAGATAGCCGAGTTCCGTTGGGCTGAGTGTCGCGCCGTTGGCGGATACGTTACCCGCAACAGTGAGTACTTTACCCGCGCCGACGTTTAATCCGACGGATGTGCCTGTGCCATTCGCGGCGAAGAGCGCGTCGAGTTGGTCAAGATCGGTATTGAGTTTTGTCCCCCAAGTATCGGCGGATGCGCCAACTTCAGGTTTAGTCAATCCAAGGTTTGTTGTGGTCGTATCAGCCATTTAAGTCCTCACGCAGCTTGCTGCCATATTTCTTCTGTAACAGAAATTGGCGTCCATGTCTCGCTTGTTATTGATTGTGGTGTCCAAGTTTCTGTAATTACTTCGACGGGTGTCCAAGTCTCGGATGTATCACTCGCAGCCGTCCACGTTTCCGGCGTGATTGGCTGCGGCTCCCATTTTCTTGTGGCGTTAACCGTGACGCTAGATTGCGCGTTACAAACAACAGATGTCGTCGTCTTGCGGGCCACGGACACGCTTGTCGATGAGACTGCGTTCGTGGTGACGTTGATAAGGAACACGCCCTGCAACGACACAGTGACGCTAGAGACGGCGTTAGAGACACAAGAAGCAGGCTGAATAACAGTCGCCGCCACTGCCGCGCTTGATGTTGCGGTATCTGCCACAGCGGCGTTCTGGATACGAGTTGCGGCTACCGCCGCGCTGGATGTGGCGTTGTCCGTAACCGCAACGGTCTTGATTTGCTGCGCGGATACAGTTGCGGAAGATGTCGCTGTGTCGGAGACAGCGGCAAGCAGGATATATTGCGCGGAAACCGCCGTACTGGACGCGGCGGCTACCGATACCGAAACCTCAATGGGGTCTTCGCCGTAGCTGCCAACGCCATATAGGCCACTACCGTACCCCGCAGGAATACTCGCAGCAGCAAAAGGCCCGTTGCCGTATATACCGCTGCCGTAGACAGACATCTACTTAGTCCAGATTGATGTCGAAGTCGCCCGCAGGAATACGGAGAACGTCACCGCTTGCAATCGTCTTGCTCGTGGTCAACGCGCCATAAGACATCATGTTCCCACCGGAAACAGCGTCAAAGATCGCAGCGTAGGTTACTGTACCCCACGATGCAGTTGCAGTCGGAAACTCAACCGCTGCCGTATTGGACGCCTGATTATCTGTGACGGTAAATGCAACAGACTGCCGAGCGTAGGAGCCACCAGAGACTTCCGTCCCTGTGTTACCTTCGCCGGGATCAGACGTATACAGGCCGACATAGAGTGTACCCGGAGCCGTATACGGCGTTGCGCCAAACACATGGCCGAGAACCTTGTTCTCAAGATAATTGGAGAAACTCATCCGAATGTCCT